AGAATCTATTTGATGTTTTAGAATAGGTATTTGCTTTACCTGTTCTTTTAGATTAAATAGAGTATAGAATAGTAATCCAATAGTTCCAATACTTAATATTAAGTTAATATACTTTTTCATAGGAATTTATTTTTGGATTCTTCTATCAAAACAGTTTCTTCTTTATTTTTGTTTGATAATCTACATACTACTTCTTTACCGTATGTCGGTGAGAATACTCTAGTTTTTCTTATACATTTTTGTTGTACAACTGACGAGAGTATACCAAGTCTATTAGCGGCTTTTGAATAGTTTGGAAATACAGCAATGACTTTTTTAAGTTCTGGATCGTAAATTTTTACACAAGTTTCTTCAAATAATGTGTTAATGGTTCCTTGTAGATGAATCATTTGAGTTATGGTTTTTTACAAAGATATAAAATTTTTATTTTCTTTTTTTAAGATAGTATTTATTGTGAAGAGTAGAGAATTTAGGTCAGATATGTTTAATATTCTATAATCAAAGTCCCATTTGTCTAGTTCTGTCTCACTAGGGTGATTATTAATTGGTTTATATCCTGGTCTGTCTACTCGGATTACTATTCCACCGGCATTTTTGATAGCCTGTGCTTCATTAGGAAACCTTGTATCTGTGATAATCCAGTCAGGGTACCCATAGATATCAGCACCCTCTGAGTCAGAGCCTATATACTCGGTCTCTTTATAGTCAGCCATTAGGGCGTTTACCCATGTGTTTTTATGTAGACCGTTACGTAATGCATCTGTACCAAGACGTTGTAAGAATTCCCTTGCTGTCATTTCTACCCACCATTCTTTTCCTAGCCATTCTGTAGGGTAACACCACTGTCTATCAAGAGCTTTATTTTTAAAATCCTGGTCTTCAAACTTCTCTACAGAAATACCAGTAAGTATACTGGCTATAGTTTTAAGTTTACCTGCCCATTTCTTAATCTTCCAGTTTTGGTTTTTAGTAATCAATGATGAATATTTAGGGTTATATAAAAGATCTTCTAGATCTAGACCTTCTGGAATATTATCGCAGGAGGCTATTTGTATAAGTTTACCTACCGTGTCTTTTCCAGAATGAGCATATCCCGAAATTGCTATTAGTGCCATGTTATATATTATAAGTTTACATCCTCTGGTTTAAGAATATCATACACATTTTCAAAACCAAACTCAAGCTCTGTACCTGGTTCCCAATCATAATGAATAAGAGTATTGGCTACAGATCCTGTTATGGTATTATTTAGTTTGTCAGCTGATAGTACTTTACACCAGAATCTTTCTTTTCCTGGGCAGATTTTTACATAGTCTCCAGTTTGTATATCATTAAGACATTCTTCACAAGGAGCATGAAATGTACTGGGGTGCTTGATTGCCATTTCTCTAGCATTAATTAATTCCATAGTATTTTTTTATTAAATTATAGCGGGGGTGTTAACTAATTTCATCCCGTTCGTGTAATTCTTCGTGAATCTCCCAATCATCTTCGCTTAAATCAAAGTACTGCTGATACATAGTTTCAATTGAAAATATCATATCAGATATGTAATTTGGAAGTTCATTTCCGTCTCCGACTGAATTTTTAATATCTTCCGCAAATTCACGGAGTGCTACAATGCTATCAGAGGTGATTTCTATCTGACCACTTGATGTTGAAAATTTTTGATGTTTCATATTTTGAGGTTTTGGAGGGATGGTATTACCCACCCCTCCTTTTTTTATTAGTTAAAGGTTACACCATATAATAATTCTTCTTCTTCTTCCACTATTTCATCATCAACAATAATAGGAATTTCTTCTTTATAATTGTCTAGATCTGGATCATTTACAACTGGAACATATACTCCTTGCAGTTTACCAAATTCATCAACAAAGAAGTTGTGTACTTTTTGATGATCAGATATATAAGTCATTGGATGTGATTCCTTTAGAGCAAATGTAACATGGTTATACAAATCCCAGGCTGAGTTGGGGTTAGTAGAATATGCATGTGTAGGTTTATCTATTTCACGCTGTACTATACCAACTTGTGTAAGTGTTAGAATCTGTTGTTCAATAAGTAGTCTACCAATAACACTACCTTTTTGAGACTGATTAAGAGTAACTTGCTTAAGCATTTCTTTGTCTGCTATAAGATTATTATAGTAATCTTTGGCATGTGCAATCTGAAACCGAATTGAATTAGATACATCTACTAGCGCAGATCCTATGTGCTTACGCTGAAAGTTAGCTAGATCACCTGAAACTACTCCATTCATGCAAATAAATACCTGTGCACCAATTGCACACTTAAACCTCATCTGTTTGTTGTAAGAGTTAGACCAGGCAAACATAAGACCCATGTCTTGGTCATTTCCATAATTTAGGTGATATACACCTTGTGCTACTTGTCCATCAAGGCTGGTTTTGTACAGCTCTTGGTTAATTTGAAAGCCTGCTGCGGCTAGTTCTCTACGTGTCTCATCAATGATGAAACCGTGAGAAATTACTGTGTAACTCTTACCATGTGTGGGTAAACTAGCATTACGAATGTAGTGCTCAGTTACAAATTGTGTCTTTACTGCCATAGTTTTAAATTAAAAAAGTGATAATTGTGTGAATGATTTAGTTTTTATCTTTTCTATTTGTTCAATCTGTTTGTGGATTTCTTCCAAATAATACTGCAGGTTAATATTATAATCCTGAAAAGGTTTATCCTTGTCTATATGATTTATTGTGGTTTGTAACCACTGACCTGCTTCTACCTGGATTGCTCTACCGTCTTTGTGATGCTTTACTAGTTTAGATCCTGAGTTTGATACGTAGTATCTGACTATCTTTTGTAGACGATTTACTACTAGCTGTCCTTTACTAATGTATTGTTCTTCAAAGTACCAACCACTTTTAGCTTTAACCCCTGCACAGTAATCAGTTATTTCTGTATTTTGTGCCAGGAAAGTTTCTGGTTTTGTACCTTTTACAAAGTATGCATAGATAGCTTTGGGTATGATCAGAAAGCTTTTGTTCTTGTGAAAGACAGCTACTTTCTTTTTATCTAGATCTTCCCACTCAAAGGCCCCTTTGCATTTTACTTTATCATTTTTACTGATAGCAATGTAGTTGTTTACATCTCTGATAATCATCTTCTTATACTCATCGTGCTCCAAGGATAGCTTTGTAATTATCTCCCATCTATTACAGATATTCATGTACTTCTCTATATCAGATGTTGGAATCATAGTTTCTAAACCATCCGTGTTTTGCATTAAGGGTATAGCTTCAGGAATCTCCTCACAGATCATTTCATAGAGCATACTAAGACTTAGCTGTCCATTAATGGTAATCTGCATGGTCATCCTAGGATCGTACAAGAAAGAATTTTCATCGCCTGTTAAACCATATGTAGAATTCAAGATAAGTTTATAGACATAGTTCTTTGGATCGGCTTTTGGGATTTTCTCACGCTCCTCAAAGAACCACTTATAAAGCTCATTAAATTCTTTTGCTGGTAAATGTTCAGGATGAAAGCCATTCTTAATGGCTAGATTAGGATAGAAGCTGATAACATCAGAGGTCATTATGGTCCATTCTGGCTTTGCTTCGTAGATACCTGCAGTTGTTGCACCGTGGATACCACCTAAACCATAGTCTGTACGGATACCCCGGTATGTGATACTGTGCTTAAAACCTTCTTTTGTGGATGTAATTACTTTCCTTCTAAAGTATTCTAGTATATTTTGAAAATCTAAGGTCTTAAACTGGATGTAAGGAACTATACAATCTGCTAGTATTATGTAAGGTCTTGGAGTGCGTAGCTGTTTAATCTCTGACTTTTCCCAGCCTAGCTTCTTCTGCAGAAAGTGTAGAAATAACTCCTTGGATATTCTAGGTTCAGAAGCACTGTACAAATCTATACCATATTCTTTGGTTAGTGTCTGTCTTAGTACTAGTTGTTCCTTGCTGTAGTATAGTATCTTCTTGGTAGATAATACATCATTAATACAGTAGGATACTATACTTTTGAGCTGATCATCAGTCGTAACCGGCTCAAGGTGCGGATGAGGCATCTCTTCTATATTATCCCAGTCCATAGAATACTGAATCCATTTAAGAGAACTCATCTTGGCATGGTTATCCCAATGGTTCATCTTAAACAGGTCAATTTGTTTAATCTTCAGTTTATATGGTGGATATTCTAAAAACTCTTTTTTGTCGTTACGACTTATAGTTTTCTGTGCAAACTCGTAAATACTATTTGCTATTTCCTCTGTGTTCTTAGTAGAGAGTTTCTGGCTATTATCAAGTATCCATTGTGTAACTTGTGCATCAAATGCTAAGCCATTATAAGAAATATGATACTGCTTATTTTTTATACAAGACTTTAAGAAGTTTACAAAACTTGTAAAGTCATTTTTTTCATTGTTGACTATGAATATATGTCTAACACTATCATCTTTATAATGCTGAAATACTGCTACGAAACAATTACATAGTGTTTCATAGTCCATAACCCAGTGGATCTGTTGGTTACTCATTTCTATTGTGTTCAGTTAAGCTGTTCCCCCTTTTTATAATAAAAACTACGCTGGAATTCCTTCGCTAGTAGGGCTTGTGGTATTTGCATAGGCATCTTCCATATATTGTACGAAATTAAATGAGTCTGCATTTATTGAAAAAGCATTAACTATATCTTTAATTTCATCAGGGTTTTCTATGTAGTATTCATAGTATGTTTCAAGTATCTTACGTTCCTCAGCAAATTGTTTACCTCCTGATCTCCGACCTATTTTAAGGGTCTTTATATCACCATTATCATCTAGCTTTGCAATCATATGTAGACTCTGCTTTTTTTCTTTGCCGATAAGAGCAAGTACCTTACTATCTCTATCAAATATCGCTTCATTAAATGGACAGTCTGGTAGTATAGGAATCATTTTAAATGTTTTGTTGTTACCCCAATTACCGGTAACCAGCATCATTGTTTTATTCATAGTATTTATAATTGAGTTATACGAAATTAAACAGTTTTTTGTAAGATTTCTAAATCTTTTAATGGAATTTTTAGACTTTCTTTTTCCAGGTCACAGGGGTCACATAGTTCTCCAATCATTTTAAGTGTCCTAGGTTCTACGTCTAAGAGTCTAGCATATATATCAAAGTACTTTTCTGGATATAAAAAGGTTTCTATGTATTTATACTCAGACGAGTTTTCCCCATAATATACTTTAATTGCCCTCTTTAGAACATTGGATAACTTGGAGTATTTACCAAGCATAAAGCTGAACCAATCATCTGCATATGTTTGAAAATCAAACACATATAGGTTATAATGACTAATGTGTAGTATCTGTGAAAATAAGGGATTGCTTAAAAGCATCTGCTCTTCAAAGTTCTTAAACTCTTCAGAGGAGTCTTCCTTGTAGGCACAGATTAGTTTAATATCCTCTGGTTGGATTAGCCCATTCAGGGCAACATAGGTTCCAGATGGAGAGAATTTAGAGGTCCTTTTTATATCCAGGGCAGGGAATAAAAAGGACCTAGACTTCTGAAAATACTTTGTATATAAACTATCTATCATTATTATTTTTTAAAGAACGACAAGTCCTTTAGCAAAGTCGTAAGGAAGTTTATAGTTTTTGTTTGCATAGTGCCATTCTGCCTTAGCTATTGTAGTCTGGAATCTCTCTAACCAATTATTCAGTGTTTCTTCAGATACAGGGAATGCGTAACTTTGGAAGTTTTTATCTGTGACAACAAAGTGAAACTTAGTTTGGTATCCTTGACCGGTAATATCACTGTATATATGGTTAACAATGATCATATATATGATAGCTTGTAACCAGTAAGAATAGTATTCTATAGTTTCAGGGAAGTCTTTTAAATCCTTACTTGTAGTCTTGATATCATTAACAAAGATTATCTTCTTGTCGTGATTAATTACTATGTTATCAATAATACCTTTTAGACCATATGCTTTATTGCTGAACTCGGCAGTTACTGGTAATTCGTTTATCACCTCCGTGTTATCAAACTCACTAACTTCACAACCTATAAGTTTACAAACTTGCTCGTTAGTCTTGATAATATCTACTGCGTCTGTGCAGAATTTAAGGATATCAGGATCAATAAGGGTCTTGTTACCCTTAGTTTTTAGAAATTCCCAATAAGAAATAGCTTCTGTAGTAATGATTTTTTCTATACGTTGCTTATCAGTTTTTAGATTTTGGAAGTAGTTTATATTCTTCATTACATCCAATATGGCTCCGTCAAATTGTGCAAGCTCTGTACGGTCATCACCATTACGGCTAAGTTCTATGTGGTGTTTAAATACTCTGTCAACTACTACTTTTAGATTACCTGATGGAAGTGAAGAAGGAGTCATTATAAACTCTTTTTCAAATTTCTCTGGTTTTAATAGTAATAGGTGGATTAGTTTACCTTGAACTAGATGGGTATCTAGTCTTTCTTCTTTAAGTCCTAATACATACATTTGATAAAAAATCTGAGGATTCCAGATTATTTTATTTAAGCTGCTGTATGAGTAAAAGAATTTTTTACTATAGAAATCTTTCTCCAAAGTATCTATAGATTCTTCCATAATGCTTTCTAGTTCCATCCTTCTTCAGGTTTTTGTTTAAGTAATGACATAGCAACATCGCATAGTAGCATACCGGATATTTGATCATCCATTACTATATTGTATTTATCAGAAAACTCTGGGTATTTTTCTACAAAGAGTTTTGATATATCTCGCCAGTTATTGGCATCTAAATTATCAGGAGCTTCACCAACACGCCAGTGGCGTATGTCAGCTACCATATCCTGGGTTAAGTTATCCTCAAGAGTTTTGATTTGCTCTTCTTGGGATTTTTGCATTCTTTCTACTAACTCTTTATATTCAGGAGAGTTTATCCAGTCTTTAAGGGTTAACATCTTCTTTAGAATTTAATGGTTCCCAATTAGCCATAGCTCTGTCTCCATTAGCTATAGCACATGTTCTGCAGAGAGTAGTGATCCAGCCTTTAGTTCGTCCAATATCATTTGTTGATCCACAGTCTTGACAGGTATTATCACATAAATGTTCTGCCATGTAAATCATGCCTTCAGTATGATCATCTCCTCCATATGCATAGAAACGTAGACAACCATATTTTTCTTTCATTTGAAAACAAATTACTTGAGGAATTATGTGTTTCTTACCTTCTATGTAAACGGTAACATTATCTATGTAGGATTGTATACTTCCACACAGTATATCTATAATATGTAACCAACTATTTGGTACATTCATCCAGTTTCTCATCCCTTGATTTTCTTTATGTTGTTGGAATATCTTTGGGTACTTAGCTATTAGTTCTCTTGTTGTGTTGACCATATACCTAACTGTTGAAGTTTTCTACAAATGCGTTCTTGTGTTCTTTTATCTGTAGTGAACGCCTCTTCATATTCTAGGAATGCTATGATTTGGTCGTACTCTTTTTGCATTTTTTCAAGCTCTTGAAAATCTTTAAGGGTAGTAGCATCATTTTTCTCTTGAGTTTTCATTATATAGTATTTATTAGGTTAATTACATCAGCTTGTGTCTTTGGTTTTAGTACTTTTATATGTCCAGATTCCTCTGTATAATCAATAATAATCTTACTGTCTTTTATTAGTTCATTAAGTTTTTTTCTTGATTCTGTTACATTGCTGAATGCTCGACGATATATCTCGCCAGTTTCATAGTTTGTCCATTTTATTAAATAAATTGTCATTGTTAAAAACAGTTTTGCATATCCCGGGTATAGTAACGGCCCAAGATGTTTCCGTTATAGCTTCCTCTATTTAGAACTTCTAGTTTAATCTGCCACTTTATTTCACAGTAGCTTAAGTACTTCTTAGTACAGCATAACTCTAGAATAGTGCGTTTAAATCTTTGCTTATTATATTTGCTTATGTCATCTTGTAGTTCCTTGCATGAGCCATAGTAATCTTTCCAATCTGACTCTTTTATAATATACTGGTAAGTCTTACGTGTCTTAGTAGCTTTTTTTAAACGCTTTGATATTTTTGTTTTACGAATATTACGCAGGACCTTTTTACCTACGTAGAACTTATCTGTTATCGTATCTTGTATGATATATACGAAACCATGGATGTTATTGTAGGCTGGTAAGTCTTCTATATTATAGATTTCCTTATTTTTATAGAACCAGGGTTGCTGCATAGGGTGTGGATTTATCTCTACAAATATAAACAGTACTTAACTAGTCTTCTAGTTTTTTGTTTAAGATTGGAATTAGTCTATTACGTACCTCCTGAGCAGTATTATCCCTAATAGAATCAGATATATCTTTACTCATTGGTAGAGTGGCTATCTGTATAGTAGGATATAGCTCTTTATAACGTTCCATTGCTTTTATACCTGCTTCGTCATAATCGAACAGCACAACTATCTTTTTATACTTTTTTAGGTATTCATTCATTACCTCTTTTCTGATTATTGAATTCTCAGAATCCGGGGCTATGTAGTCTACTATGGATAACTTAAGACTCTTTAAGGACATGATATCTTTAAGAGAGCTGGTTATTACTAAAAAAGGATGTTGTTTAAGCTGATCTGAACCTTGGATATAGTCAGAGACTTTAATGAATTTTTTATCCAGGGTCTTGGGTTGATAGATTTTGTACAGGCTGCCGTCGGGCTTGTGGTAACCATATAGATAGTTTCCCCTAATACATAGTTCCTTATTGTCCTTTATCATACAATAGGACTCTAAAGGGACAACATTATGCTCAGTTAAAAGTCTTGTGCCGATATTAAACTGGGTCCAGAAGTATTGATCAGATGTATTCCACTGCCGGGGTTTTATAGAAGATACTTTGTACTTACTCGCCTGTTTAAACTCCTGGAGGTCATAGTCTCCATTATTATGTAAGACAAAATCGTTATACTTTTCTACTACTTGCTGACATGCTTTATGATATGGAAGCTGGGTAATATCTTTTACTAAATCTATGGCGGAACCATATTTGCCTGATGAGAAGTCTTTATACCTGTATACTTTATCCTTAGCAATGTAGATACACATGCTGGGAGTACGTTCTTTAGGGTTGAATATACTCTTGATTTTTATGTCATGGCCGTTAAGCTTTTCTTTAAGCTTACAAAAATGTTCAAATATCCATGGTACCGGGACATTCTTGATGTCATGCACTAGGTTTTTTGTTACAAACATAATAATCGTATTGAGTGTAAAGCAATTACTTGACTTTATATATAAAAAAGTATAGCTATAGCTTTACTCTGTGAAAAAGTGGGGCTGGTAGAAACCAGCCCCTATGTTAGATAACCCACGAGAAACCTACATAGAAAAATCATCGGTAGCTGGTTCGAAACTGTTAAGAGTCTTTGTGGTCAGTGCCTTATAATGGTACTTGTTTGACTTATCAAACTTGTCAAGCTTAGTTTCGTCAATAGAAACAAACTTGTACTTAGGTAGAGAAAGTTTTATAATGGTCTTACCATTATATTCTTCTTCTGTACCTTTTAAGAACCAGTATAGATTATGGCCTTTTACTAGATTAATTACCTCTTTAACCCATTCTTCAATGGTTTTAGCTTGAATTGCATCTAGTTCATTCTTAAGACCTAATTCTATGGCAATAATGGTAAGCTTATACATGATCTCATTACGAGATACATTTGTATTACCAAACTCATCTGTCCACATGGTAGCTCCAACACGAGCTGTCTGACCTTTATGTTTAGGTCCTTCGGGATTGTCCCTGTCTATTGGCCATCCTTCAAAGTTCTCAAGAGCTGGTCCCTCTAGATAAAGTTCCAGGGTTTTCTTGTCTCCTTTGTTAGATGTACGCAGTTGACCACTGTTAATGTGAGCATAAGCTACTCCCGGGTTGAATGACTTGGAAGAACCGCCACCTTGTTTTACTTCCTGTCCATTTGTACTGAACATACGTTGTGTTTTTGATGTTTAAAAAATAAGGAATTAACTTTCATATTTATATATAGACTTTTTAACTAGTTCTAAGTCATTGGTTATCTCGAAACTATCAAACATACCTCTTGGACTTTTACACGTATTTTCTCCATTGTTTTGAGTTTCAAATACATAGCGGAGATTACCATCTTTATCTTTTTTTACTTTACCAAAAAGGACTATAGAGAATAAACCTTCTAAGCTAAGCTTTTCATCAACCATACGGCCGATGGTCTTTGCTTTGAACTTACGCTTACCTTCTAAGTCAGTTGATTCCTCAGCATGTGTAAGGAAAAAGATGATAAGATCACCTCTGAGATCTTTAGGCATACGTGCAATACGGGCAAGATTAGCACCTATCTGGGTAAACTTTTCATAGCCCTTTTCATCACATCTGTCAAAGAACTCAAAGCTTGACATGTACTGAAAGTCGTCAATAACAATAATCTTAATTTCAGGACGCTTGGAGTTCACGTAACTAAGGCATGCTTCTATCTGTTGGGCTGAAGATCCTGTGTATATATTACCAGTCGGGTTATCTTTACTCCACAAGGTATACCTATTTTTCCAACCTTTAAAAGGCAGGGGCTTATTGGCCACGTTGATAATGAATGTTTCCTTTGAGTCTAATTTTTCAATACTGGTAGACTTACCGGTACCTGACTCTGCAATTACTAGAATACTCTGTGCCATGTTATTTGGATGTTGATTTTATAAGTTCATTAAGCCATACTTTAGCACTGATTGGTTTACCAATGGTGATAGCCATAAAATCGCGGATGGTCATTTCACTATATGGGGCATCTTCCATTGGGGATGGTGCTTTATATGCTGTTACTGTTTTTATATTTGGCTTAATTGTTTCCATTAAAGCTTTCTCACCACTGATAGCAACACTTTGTGCATCAATGGATCGTAGTTCTTCTAATGGTACTAGATAAGAACCTTTTTCATTAATTTCATATTCATCTTCAAATGAAGAGTTATATGGTATACGATATACGGTACGATCAGTATCTGCTGGTTCTAAGTCACGAGTTATTAGTTCAAAATAGAAACCTTTTTCTTTTTTAAACTCGGATGCAAAGATTCCAACGACCAATCTTGCTTGTTTATCATAGAACGGCATCTTCATATTGAAGTCTGTTCTAGTAATACCAAGGTTGTTAATTAGTGATTGATGATAGTCTCTGATTTCTTCAAGTTTCTGTTTCTTAAATTCTTTAATATCATCTTGACTTGCTGATTGATTTGTTGTGTTAAACATATAATTTTATTTTATAATTCACTGCCAATAGGTGCAGAGGTTGTTCTTGTTCCGTTTCCTCCTGTCCTTTGTGAATAGCGTAAGTATGTTCCATCTGGTCTTGTAGATACGAATTCTGGTACTTCTATCATACGTTGGTGTTTACCATCCATTTTAAGGAAGATTAGGTTTTTCTGGTCATCACCATTACGTACTTTAAGAAGGTGCATAAATACGTCGTCTTTAGTTACTTCGTAAGCATATGGACCGTAGGAACGAATGTCTGATTTGAATGGTCTTGTAATTGCTACAACCATATCAGATCCCTGCATTAAAGCATCTCCTCCAAATATATCAGAGCTAGTAGGATAGTTTACTATAGATCCTGGTGTTTTACGTGTAGCTTCATCAAGAGATCTGTTTAGTTGAGTAACCATAATTACTGTAATAGGAATTTCATTCTTTAGTTTCATAAGCATTTCTGTCGTATCATAAAGAACATCAAACTTATCTTTTTCAGAACTTGTTTTCTTTATGAGCCAACTATGGTCTATTGTTACAATCATAGGCTTACGTCCACCATCCATATACTTAATCTTTATAGCATCTTCTATCTCTTTATGATTAAGAGATCTGGGAAACATATCTCTACTGATTCCCTTAGAAAAAAGATATTTACTTTCTTCTATATACCGTTTAACTCTTTCATGAACAAAGCTATCTAGTGATTTTTTTGTACTTAATATTACTCCGTATTCTTCAGCAACCTCAGCTGCAAACTGACGTGCTGCATATTGATCTGAACCCATTTCAAATTGAAATTCAATAATATTAAATTTCTGATCAGGATTAAGACCATGAGATTCTCTTATTATTTGAGATGCTAACATAGTTTTTCCTGCACCTGGACGTGCACCTATTGTGAGCATAGATCCCCATTCAAGTCCTCCTACTCCAGCTTCATTGAAACCAGGCCAAGGTGTCTTTAAAGATTTAATCTCACCTTTCATTCTTTTCTCTATATATGTTAGACCATCTTCTAGAACTCTAACATAACTTTTACAGCCATATTTTTCTTCTGCTGTTTCCATATATTCATGTATGAATTATTTTAATAGAAAGATATTATTGACCATGCTTTCCATTTTATCAAGACTTTCTTCTCTTCCTTTGTAATAAGCTTTATTCATCATCTTACTAACGATGGCTTCAAGAATAGTATAATTAACAAGTTTAAGTTCATCATCATTTTTTATAATTCTAGCAGATGGAAGTTGACTGAAAAGTTCTTTTAACTCTTCTTTGAAAGAAACTGTTGTCATGTTAAATGTATTTTATAAGTGTAAATATAAAACTAAAAATGTAAAAAACCAAAAAAGTTTACGTGTTGAAATATAATTTTTATGGAGTTTTCAGAATGTCTGGGTTGTCAATTATATTCTGACATAGATCAGCCAAAGAAGACCTGCTAATTTTAGTTCTGGGGTCTGTCTTCTGTATAAAGTATGAGCTGGTCATCATGTACAAGTAGCCTTCCTTTTGTTTATTATAGACATAGTAATCTGTGGCATCCAGTACTATTTCCCAGGTAAATTCTGGATAAGTTTTGAAAAACCAGACAAACTTGTCTTTTAGTTCTTGAATATTTTGTCTAGCATATTCTCCACTGGGGAGCTTAATGGTGGGAAACATTTCTCTATATATCTTAATTGAGTCTAATGCGTTGACTCCCAGTATATCAGACACTACTTTCTTTTTTGTCTTTACAAGTAGTGTTTCAAATTCATCTAGGATAAATACTGCTCCTGTGCTTAGTTTACTATCTTGATCAATATG